TAATTGGATTCTTTTGAATTCCTGGATATCCCATTTTACTTGGCATTTTATTCTCCTCGGCTTTTTGTATCAGCTTCTCGTACTTGCTTTAGATTATCAGCGAAAGTGCGGTCAGCTTCTTGTTTAGCCTGTATTAGTGTTTTCTCTCGATCTGCTGCAATTTTCATTTCAGCGATCGCCTCGTTTGATATTATTTTCTCTGCATCAAGTTGTGCCTGCGTTGCATCTTTTTGTGCACGTTGGGCAATCTCTTCACGTTGAACCTCAATAACTGGGTCTATACGTTGAAGCTCAACAGCTTCTTGCACAGCTTGTGCTTTGCCTGTCACTTCAGCGGTAGCTTGTGCAGCAGCTTGAGCAATTTGATTCATTATTTCAGGAGTCATTTGCTCTAACGGTGGCAGTGGTTGTCCCATTGCCTGCTCTACCTGCTGTTTGTAAAGCATTGCTTGATGTTCTTGTATATTTGCACTTATCATCTGTGCAACCTGTGGTTGTTGTTGAACCATCGGATTTTGTATAAATGAACTGTGTGCAGCAACGTATGCTTCATGGTCTTGCCATTCAAAAGCTTTAATAGGTTGCCCTAGTAATGCTGCTTGTTCTTCAGATATTGGATCTCTGGGAGGAACTTCTTGTTGTTGTTGAAACAAAGACTCTACGTTTTTAATTTCCAAAGCATTGTACATTCTTTTGTAAGCCTCTGGGAGATTATGTATATCTGGTGCTGCTTGTGCCATTTGTAACATTTGTTGTGCTATCATAACACGTTGTGCCATTGAAAATATATTTGGATCGCTGACAGGAAGAACATCTATTCTTTCATCGAAATCTTGAGCCATGATAACATTTTGTCCTCCTGGCATAGCGTAAGGGTATTGTTCTGGTAAATATTTACTGTAAAGTTTTCCTAAAAGTCTGAATTCTTTTTTCTGTGCGAAATGTAAGCGTTTGTGGATAGCAGACATTACTTTAGTACCACGTTCTAACATAGCAACTGTAGTTCCTACTGGCATTTCTTGGCTACCCATGTCTCCCATCTGCATATCTGTGATAGAAGCAAATCTTCTTCCTGAATCTACAAGAACACCTAATAATTGTGCTAATACGGTAGAAGGTTCTTTATACGGTAACGGCATTAAAGAATCTCTAATTGTTGCACCAGCTACATCTACATCTCTAAACTCTCCAGGCTGTATCGGTTCGTTTTCACCTTGGATACGCATACCTCTAGCTTTAAAGCCAGCTGGTAAATTAGCTAAAGTTCCAGCGTCTATGAGTTGTCTTAATATTGAAGTCACTGATTTAGTTAAACCACCAATCATGTGGATTAAACCAAAACCGTAAAAACCTAATCCTGGTAAAAATTTATATTGGACAAAGTAATCTACTTTATTATACAGTTCATCTCCTTCTTCCCAGTTTCTGCGGATTGACAGTATTTTGTTTGTGTCTTTACATATTGTCACTATATAAGGGCAAGCAAAACCATGGTCTTCTATCTCTAAAAGAGTTAAGTCTACATGCATTTCTAAAAGCGTATACATGTCATTATTTTCAGCATAGTTTGGAGTAACTCCGTCTATTCTGTCTATTTTTTCTTTAACTTGATTTTCTTCTGGTACTCCTGCTCCTGTCATTTGCATTTCTAAGTACATGCCGTTCATTTGCATTTTACGCAAATCGTTTTCAGTCATAGTCATGACGTGAGTGTGTCGAGGAGAATTAAATAAATCTGTAGTAGCATAACTTACTATAAAATCTTCTGCTTTTACAAAATGACTTACTGCTCTATTTAACATTGTGTCAAAATATATTTTCTTGAAAGCACTTCCTGATAACGGTAAGTAAAAAAGTAACGAATCCATTTCTGGGTCGTATTCTTCCATCACGTGTGTGATTTGATAATTCATGAATTCTTTTACACGCTGTGCTTGTTTTGTAACTTCTTCGTTATCGTCTCCGATAGTTTGNACAGTAACTGGACCACCAGCTGGTAGTANTTCTTTATAGGCTTGAGATTGAAATTGTGTGACCGCTTCACTTAATAAAGGGTGGTTAACTCCACTTGCTCCTTCAAACGGTTGTGTACGTTCTTCTTGTTTTATTCCTAATAAATCTAAACCTTTTGCGAAAGCATTATACCATTCGCTTCTAGATTCTTTATCTTCTTCGTAAAGACCAATTAAATCACTGGATAATTTACCTAAAGAAATTTCATCTAGGTACTCAGCAAGGTTGTCTTGAAAACCTGTTTCTGGGGTTTGTTCTTCGGGCATGAAATCGACAACAGCAGAGCCATCATCTTCTAGTTCTATTTCAATATCTTCTTCCGCAAAGGGCGGAATATCTTCTACATCCCCCAACGGTAGTGTTACACCTTTTTCTACTGCCATAATGTTATCTCACTCTATATCAAATTAATTTAATAGTAAACCATTTTTCGTTCACGCTGTGATTCGTAGTCATCTTCATAATCTGAAGCTAATTGTACAAAACCACCTTGACGGAATCGTAATATTGCTTGGCTCATGCTGTCGACCAAGTCATCGTGGTCTCCTGCAGGAAATGCTACACATTCTTCAACCATTTCATCCGCCCATGGTTGATCAGGTTTCCAGACCATGCCTGATTCAAATAACGGAGTACAAGAATTCACTCTTGCAATTTTATCTGAACCTTTACTCGGAGTAAAGTTTTGAACAGGAATTCCCATCCTGCGTAATTCTTGCGTCAACGGAGTACCACTGCCTTTTGATTCTATGATAACTGAGTCTGGCTCCCAATACGAATACAGTTCTTGAGCTTTCTTTTTTAATTCGGGGAACTCTAGTCGTTCTTTTACAGAATCTAACAGTATAAGGTGAGCGACATCTCCGTTGTACATTTCTTCTCCGATTCTGCCTTCTGGGTAAAATACTCCCCAAGTTGTTATAGCTGAAAAGTCAGAAGTCTGGGTTTTTAAAAATGCCGTATCGTAACTTTGAATAATGTAGTCACACGCAGGAGGTGTGCTTTTTTCCCAAGTATTCCACCACTCCCTCTTTATAAGTGCACCTTCTTCAGACGTAGGCTTCTGCATATATTGTGCATGCCATTTTGGACCTTTACCTAATGCAGCTTGTACTCCTTCTAATTCTTCAAGCGACCAGTACTCTGGCCAAACTGGGTCACCGCTGGGCAAAATCGCAGGTAACTCGATAACTTCCCACTGATCGTTCTTTTCCCCTTTCCCCATGTCCCGTACTAATCGACCTGTTAAATCTCGGACTGACCATCTTGTCATCACTACAACTATAGCTCCTCCAGGTTGTAATCTTTGACGAGGTCCAGATGTGTACCATTCGTAGGCTTCATCTAGTGCAGTTTTTGACATAGCGTCTTGTTCTGAATGGGGGTCGTCGATAATAAATAGATCCGCACCACGACCAGCAATCGCACCACCGACACCTGCCGCATAGTACTCACCTTGAATCTTAGGGTTTTTCTTAGACCGTGTTTCCCATTTTCCTGCAGCTTGTGAATCTGGGTGTAGAGACACGTCGGGGAATATCGCTTGATAAGCAGACGTTCCAAATAAGTCTCTAACTTTACGTCCGAATTTTACAGCAAGATCTGCCGTGTGTGTTGCTTGAATAATTTTAAGTCCTGGTCTTTTGCCGACTAACCACGCTGGAAACATGTGACTGGCAAACTCTGATTTAGTATGCCTTGGTGGCATGTTTATTATGAGACGTTTTAATCGACCATCTGCGATACGTTCAAAGGCATTAGCCATTATACGGTGATGACTGCCTTCAATAAACTGTGGCCACTGAGATTTAACGAAGTCTAGAAAACTCTGTTCACATTTTTCTACTTGATTGAGTTCTCCGAGTCTCTCAGTGAGCTCAAGATACTCTTCTAGTATTTCTTTTGGTAGCTGAGACCAAAGTTCTTTATCTATTTCCAAAATATTTTTGCAGCAAATTTTTATACATCATAAACCGAAAAGTATGTACCTGTAAAGCTGTATCTATAATCCATGGAATATTTATCTGAGGAACTCAGGCGGATACGTGCCTACACGGGGGGGTAAAAAAGGGGGGGCGGGGTACTTATATAGCGGTTTAGTACCTAGTAATAGTTAATTAGTACGTTTATATAGTAGCTAGTTATAGCTATATAGCTACGGCTAAAAATAACCCTTTACTTTATAAAGTAAAGGTATATAGTAAAGGGGTAAGTAAGTAGTTAGTTATATAACTACTTACTTAGGTGCCACGTAATGTGGTTGTGTTAATAAAGTATAGGAAAATGCTA